TAAACAAGTTAATAAAGGTAACATAATAGCATCCATCTCCATTCCTCCTACTTTACAATTACTATTCCTCTGTACTTTTCGTTCGTACATTTTTTCTTATTTTCTTTTTCGGCTGTTGTTACATTTTTGCACCCGTCCGAAAACCTCCATACTTTGCCATTTTTATCATCTCTCAATAAAACCACAGTATGGATGGGTGAACCCTCTTCGAATAAAATCATATGTCCTTTTTTCAGATGCACTTCCAATCTGTCATCGCTCATGCTTTTGTGATAGATTGCAGGCTTCCCAGGACAGATCTGGTTAATTCCCTTTGCAATTTCTGTAAGTGGATACTTTGCTCCGCATTTCAATTTTTTTCTGCAGTATGCCAAGCACTGTTGCATATTTTTCTTGATTCCCTTGTAGCGCAAGGACATATAAAAAGCTACTAGGCTACATCCATGTCGCTGTATGAAACTGTTTTTGAAATCATGCTGACTTGGAACTGGAATCTGTCTTCCGTTGTCTAGTGCGATTCGCCATGGGAATTTCTTTTTTCTTTTCCTGTTTTTTGTTGCTACTATTCTCATTTTTTCTCACCTCCTTGAGAATAAAAAAATACACAACAGTATTAAAAAATACCATTGTGTTTTACAAAAAATATGTTATGATAACATCATTGACCTATCTTTCAAGGTTAATGATTTTTTTCATATTTTTGAGCAGCTCCGAGAGGGGCTGTTTTATTTTTATAAAATATACTTTCTATGATCATCTTTTGTTCTTTGCTTTGAAACTTCTGCATAAATCATTGTTGTTGCTATGTTTTCGTGTCCTAGAATCTGTTGTATCTCTTCTACCGGCATTCCTCTGTCTAAAGCATCAGTTGCTATTGTATGTCTGAGTAGATGTGGATGTACTGGTCTTCCTATTCCAGATGCTTCCCCAAGTTCTCTCACTCTTTTTTCAATTGCCGCTTTTTTTATTCGTTGATGAGGACTTCTCATCGATACGAATAATGCCCTTTCATTATCCTTTCTTGTTTCTAAGTAGTCTTTTAATGTTAATTCCGCTCTGGCACTCAAATATGAAACTCGATGTTTATTCCCTTTTCCAAATAAGGTTACTTCCTTTTTTGAGAAATCAACATCTTCTATGTTCATTCGTTCCATTTCAGTCACACGACAACCTGTACTATAGAAAAACTCTATCATCGCTTTATCTCTAGCTGTTTTGCAAGCCTTTCTTAATTTTTCTAACTCAATAGCTGTGAGCGGTATTTTTCTTATTCTTTCATATTTTATTTTTTTGATATTTCTACATGGGTTTCTATTTACATATTCTTCATTTGTTGCCCACTCGAAAAATGCATGAATGGCTGATCTGCGACTGTCTAATGTTCTATTGCTTAGATTTCGTTCTTCCTGTGTCTTATACAGATACACTCGAATATCATTCGCTGTTATATCTTTTAAATTTTTATTTACTTTGAAAAAGAAATCTCTCAGATATAAATCATAAAGTTCTAATGACTTCATGCTCATACCTTCTATCTTTCGGCTAACAAAATAAACCTTATAGCACTCCGGTAAATATCCCTCATACAAAACCAGAGAGGTTTCTCTTTGCTTTATATCGAAATCATTCACATAAAGCGTGAGTTCTTTAAATATAATCTTTAAAGTTTCTTCATCTACCAAATCTGCTATCTTCGTCATGAAGATTGTCACAAACTGTTCTCTCATGATACTCCTCCTCTTGGGTTCACAAGAGCAGAAATATATGTTATACTGTCTATGCCCTTGTGGTGCTTGGAGCTGAACTGTTTGATTGCGAGTCTGGAGTTCAGCTCCGTTTTTTTGTTTACATGAGTATCATGACATATTTTATTTTTTCGAAATTTTTAGAAGAAACTTTTTCGACCTATTTCTGCGAAAAGAAAGCACACATATATCTGCGTATTAAATACACTCATATATGTGTGCTTTTATTTCATTGCTATATCTGTGACTTCTTTTCACTTATATACTTGTGTAGTTATTTCACTTCTATATATGTGCTTTCTTTTCACAGCTATATCTGTGATTTTACTTCACTTATATATGAGTGATTTTAAATCACACAAGTCGGATTTTATCCTTCCTTTTTTTAATTCCTTTTCCTAAAATCATTCCCGGTGAAAAATGCTTCGCATTTATTCAAGGAGTTTGGGATCTTTTCTTTCTCTCTTTTGAAATCCAGTTTGCGTATAACTTATTACGCTTTTGGATTCCCACATAAAAGAAAACCGCAGGATCTACCTACGGTCAACAAATATTTTTAATTACCATTTTTAATAATCACAATAATATCGTATACTACCGTTAGTAAAAGTAATAGTGCTCCCAAACGCCAATTTTCTGTGTTCATGAAAACGATAGCTATAATTGTTATAATTATTTCTGTTATTGTTTTATAATTCGATTTTTTCACGGAACAACCACCCTCTGTATCTCCTTTTTGGCATAAAACAAATATGCATAATCTGTTTGTTCCGGTGACAAACACTTCGGTGTTTGTGATAATGCTTGAGTAATATTTATTGCCGAAATTCCCATTCCAACTATTCCGCTAAGTTTACCTAACCCCATATTTTGCCCCAGAACTGTTCCAGCAGCCAATTTAAAACCTGCATTAATAAGTGTACTAACATTAAGTTCTGCTTTCATATTTTTGAATACTCGTTTAATTTTTGACTCTTTTAAAGTTCTATCAATATCAATTAACGCATTTTCAATATTCGCTATGCTTTTCCTTTTTGCAAACTCGGCATCTGGATGAGAAATAATGTCTTTATACATATCATCTAGTAAATTCCTGAATGTCTCTAACTCGCTGCTTCTTCTTTCTTTGAAATTTAAAATTGTTTCAAATGGTGTGTCTATATCCGGTACAGGCAAACAATTATATAATTCTACCTGAACATTTTCCTTTAAAATGCTCTCCCTTTCAGGAAGAGTAATCTCCTTTGTTGGTTGAGCAATTGACCAGATTCCATTTTTCTCCTCACAATGCTTTTTAAATGCTGCCATTTGTACATCTAACAATGTATCTGCTCCAAGTGACACTGCTCCGGGAAAAATGCACATTGTCCTTTCCATTACCCCGCACTTCATAAGAAATTCTTCGTCAGGTGTTAGTTCCCACCCTATGATATTATTCTCTGGATAATCTATTTTATCCCAATATAGTATATATTGTCTTAATTTTTCTGGATTCAATCCACCATATATCCTAAGATTATTTACTGACCCACCATATTCAATTCCTACTACAATTCCTCTCATTGTATTTTCTCCTTATATCATTCAAACTGTTGATCAAACCAATCGAGATTCAAGGGTGAAGCATATCCAATCCAATGTTCTGTTCCATCATAAAACACATATACGCAAAAATCATTGTCGATTTCTATGTATCCGCCATATTTTTTACAATATTCTATTGTCTGTGAAATATATTGGTTTTGTTCATATCTTTTCACGTCAAACGGAATGCGTTTCATGTTTTCTCACTTCCTTGGCTTGATAATAAAATATTTACTTTTCCCTTTACAAATGATACAATGAGGTTAATCGAAACTACATTGTATCAATAACCCAGACAAAGGCTGCAACCTTCTGGGTTATTTTTATTTTACACTGCTACATATAAATAATCAATTTCTTAATTTCAAAATCACATCTTTCTTCTTTTTCTAGTTAACTAAAGTCTGCTTTAGCTTAGTTAGATACATTATTTGCAGTTCCGATTTTGTAGACATAGTCACTCATATTACCATAACTCGCAAAGTCACAGTCTTTTCCATAAACTCTCCATACCATTTCACCATCTGAATTAAGTGACGAAATATAACTATAAAGGTTGTTTATTTGTGTGCAACTTACCAAGTTACAAACATTATTTGTTTTTGCGTTAATTTCGCCAGACTTCGGATAAATACTCTGAAATTGTAACCTTCCGGTTCCCAAATCACATTTTATAAAATTCAGTTCTGCACCTAATATAACAGCACTATTTCCGTCATTATTTTTTCCGTCGTGCACGAGCATTGTTTCAACAGTATTTGTAATAAATTTACAAAATTTAATCGTACCTTTTTCACACGGGCTCATGCCAATTCCTATTGCGGGAACCTTTCCTGTATCGTCACTTATATCAGGACATCCACCCCAATCAAATATACAATTCTCAATAAGCCACTCACCTTGTATCCCTCTACCACTACTCTCACAATGCATAGCATATCTTGCATTTTTACTTTTTACTGTAAATCCTTTAATCGCTGTAAATGTTCTCGGTAAGGAAACAATATGAAAAGCACATTTCTCTACAACGTCATCTCGTCTAGGATTCTCCAATCCTGTTGAACCATCCCACTCGATGATAGTATCTTTAGGGTTCCCACTCTTTGACTCGTAAGTAACCCAAGGTTTTGTTATAACACCTTGATACTTGCCAGTAGGTGTTATACCTGTATATTTGTCTTGTAAATCTGTGTATGTTCCTGGTAATACGATAATTCTGTATCTCTTGGTGTAGGAATTATCGGTAATCGTTTCATTCGCATGGTAAATAGTGGCAAATGGTTTTTCTTCCGAACCATCGCCACTCGTATCTGAGCCTGTGGTTGAGACATATATGCAATATTCTTTTATTGCAGAACCATCTACACTTTTTATATCATTTACAGAATCACTTAAACTTTCCAAAGTGTTATTGATATTGTCAATGTCATATTTTGGATTTTTGAACCAGTTAGATTCTTTCTGTGCAATGTCACCAGAAGATAATTTTGCCCCAACAAATACACCAGATTTCTGCATTTCGGTGATATATATCGTAGTATCATTAGTGATTACTACATCGCCATTACCTGACGCTGAATGTTTACCAATCGGTATCCAATTTCCGTCAGTATCTTCGTAAAAAGTAAAAGAGCCACTCATATTTTCATAATGATATGTTCCAGCCTTTAGTGAAATTGGATTGAACGATTGATATGTTTCGGATTCAAGCTGTTTTTTAGCACTTTTGTTCCAATATGTTCCAACGCTTGGAGCTCCAATATCATATTCTTTATATCCGCCAACGTGTTCTATTTTGTTATCTAACTCTTCCTTTATCGAACCAATCTGCTCTCTCATAGCCTGACCAGCTGTATCATATGTTGTGCCGTCTGCTCCAACGCGAAGGTCTTTTGTTTCGTTTGCGTACCCAGTATAATCCGGGATTTTAAATTTATCATCCCAATCTATTGCATATACCAATACGTCTCCAAGTTCTACGCTCACTTCTGCCGCGTCGACCGGGGCAATGCGGAAATCTATTGTATCGTTTGCGTTTAACCATATAGACAATGTTACGATTTTTGTTAGTGTAAAGCTGCCTGCTGTATTATATGATGATGCGAGCGCTGCGTTTCGCTCGTCATTTACAAAAGGCGCTAATTCAACGCGTTTATTTGCTGTGAGGGAATTTACATGGGCACGCAATTCGAAAAGATATAAGCCCGCTTTATTTACTGCAATCTGGTAATTTGATTTCTTTGTATATAAAGAAGATAATGCGCCTCCTTGATCTGTTGTGAAAGCCGGGACGTTCGTATAGTTTCTGGAAGTTGTCGTGCACTTGACTGCAGTGTTACCGTAACTATGCAAGACTAACTTGCTCTGTTTGTATTCTCCTGCGGTTGCTGGAAGTTCTTTAATCAGATTGTCGATTCTCTTACGTTCTATATCCAACTCTGATTTACGGTCGGCAGTTTCCGCATTCATCTTATCAATTGTCGCCCTGTTTTGCGCCCGCGCAACTGTATCTTTAAACGCATATCCATTACCATCGGGATCTGTCCATCTATCAATCGTTTTATCCACTATTTCTCCTCCTTTCTTTTTACGATAAGTGTTTCTCCATCTACTTGAAATTCTAATCCTTTTACATCTAATCCTAATGTTTCGCTATCCTTACTGCATCCAATCGGCGGAAATTGTCTTTTTAATACCGGTAACATCGCCCATCTTGTATTGAATTCTTTTGTTTCCGAATCAGACAAGCAGATTGAAAATTCTGTTATTCCAACGTATTTACAAGCATCTTCTCCGACAAGCCATGAGAAATTAATTACCTCTCCTGTTGATACTTTATCTACCGGGATGTATTCGCCTTCTATGTGTCTGAGTCCTCCCCGTTCAACATTTCTAAAATTGATTTTTACTGCATAAGAAGATAAGTCAATATCTTTGTAATATGCTGGCATTTCGATTTCTAGCCGGTTAACGTCCTTATCTCCAACTACTCCAAGGAGTTTTGTATCCGATGGAATATTAATTGTTCTTAAGTCATTATCTATCGTAATCATTTTGCACTCCTTTTATATTGGTCGTCTGGCAGAAGATTTGAAGTACAATAAGTCAGTGAAAGTGTTTGCCCTGTAGGTAAATTCTTTACTATCATCTCTCCAGATGTTTTTTTTATGGATACTGTTTCATTTACTTCTGCTTCTGGCCGGAATCCTTCTGGAATTTCTAATGTTGTGTTATCAATGTCACTGGCAGCCGCTATGTGCATAACACAGATATTTATCTGTCGAAGTATTGTTACTTTACAAATATCATTTTCAAAAGAATATTTATACTTTTGCTGTTCTTCTGCGATTTTCTCTTTTACTAAATTCCAAATTTCTTCTAAAGCTTCCTCTCCTAATAAAGACATATCAACACCTTCCTTATGTATATACTTTTCATGTACATATTCTTCTTACTTCCTCTGCTGTCATTTCTTGCACCCTGTTTCCAATAACGGTTGTGATAATCTGCGTTATATTCTGTCTTGTCTGCTCTGAAATACCGCTTTGTTTAATCAAATAGTCTCCCAGTGTTAACACTTTTGTTCTGTCTACTTCTGAGGTTTCTATTTTTAAGACTCTTGCTGATAAGAACAATTTGCTTTTTTCGTCTACAACATTCACGGTATCTCCCAGGGCAACTTCTTTTTCTGTATTTGTGATGCTGCATTCATAATTGACTGCTATCTCACAGACTGACTTTAATTCTTTCAAGGCCCCTTCGAAAAGTGCCTTCTGGCTGACAGTGTTTAAATTGTAAAGCTTTGTGATATGCCTCTTTGTGCTGTTGACGCTACGCCCCCACTTTTCAAGAGCCTTTCTGGACTGTAAGCAATATCCCGTATCCGCTTTGCCGTCTCCATTTCTATCATCAAATGTCTGAGCCGCTACAACAAAATCTCCATCATCATACTTATAACCATCTAAGGTGACCGGCACTCCAGAATCGTCTGCATCTCCATAGGCATATAGAGAGGTTGCAAGATTTTCAATAGATTTTGTAATCGTGATATTGTCTATATCTCTTCCTTTACGAAGAAATACACCATTGTTACTACCACGTTTCTTGTAAATGTCTATGTATTTATGATTTACTGTGTGTCCGTCCTCACTAAGAGTAAAACGATAATCAAGCTCTACCTCGAATAACTCTGCTATTTCTTTTAATCGTTCAGAGCGTGTCTGTTCAGAGAACTCACATAACTTTGTTGTGTTATCTGTCACTTTATTGATGCCAATCTCATAGCCGCTGCCTATGATCGTATTATTTACTGCTTGCGTAACTGTCAAATTCTTTGCATTATTTGTTTTTAATGCAACTTCATCTAACAAATCTAAGCCGACATCTTCACAGTAAATATGCCACGTTCCTGCATCGTCATCCTTTTCCGCTTCGATGATTTGAAATAAAATATCCTTATCTTTCTTGCATTTTCTTAAAACATAGTTGCCTGGGGTTGTATAGCTTTCTACCTCCTGTGAACTATCTTCGTATAGAACGTCACATTCAAGCGATACAGCCATTGTTTCGATATCTTCTACTTTGGTATCGTTTATAATTCCATGCCCCTTAGGGAGGCTTGTGGACGCTTTTCCTATGACGTTTAAACTTCTATCAGTAAAATAAAGTATCACAGCCACACCTCCCGGATGATTATTTCTACATCAGGAGTTTGCGCCCATTCCGAGGCAAGCACTCCAATCTGGTTATCCCCTGGCTTTAAATAAAAGGATTCCCATTCGTTTCCGATAGCTCCTAGAATATCTTTCTGCTTATTATTTACGAAAATAGAAGCATCTTCACATTTTGCTACTACAATGTCACCAGCGGCAAATGTATTACTTGCCGATTGGCTTTCAGACGGATTTCCAATCTGTATGATTGTATCTGCACTGTCTTTATATGCAGCAACATATCCAGTATCACCTTTTATGTCCCACCGAAACTCCGGATAGCAGTCCTGCGTACCTTCGTAATATATCTTGCTAAGACCAGACAATTTATAAATTTTCTGGTCTACGGAATACTTAAACGGATCAGGACAGGTGAACTCTAGCTCTCCTGTTATACAAAGCTTTCCGGGGTCTGTCTCACCCATGCTTGTAAGGGTTCCGATAAAATATTTGTCTGGTTCATCTGAAAATATCATCTTTGCAGAAGATACATTTAAAATCTGAGCCATTTTGTTGTATGACATGCGAAAATCAAAAGCGGTAGGACTCATTAACTGATATCCTACCGTGATTACTCTCTCTTGAAACATTCTGCTTTTGACCTTTTTTCCATGTCTTGCACCAGAGTCATAAAAATCTAACTCTGGTGCAAGAGATTCCCTGCCTGAGACATACAAAGTCCTGTATCCCTCTACTTCATTTTCAAGAAATACCCCATTGAAGTTCATCGCCTCAGAGGGCAATGCTATCTCATCCTGATATTCTGTTGTATCTATGAATTTATATAACATATCTACCCTCCTAGACCTTTCCGTTCTTCCTGTTATTTCTACGCTGTAAGCGATTCTGCTCTACCATTGTATCTTGTGCTGTTGCCCTGGCAAATTCTTTACCGTTGATTTCAAGCGGCACATTTACGGTATACTCTGCTTTTGTGTAATACTCATAATCAGAAGATAACTCCCCGTTAAAGTTTCCTGCGAAGGATGGTGCCATCTGTGCCGGAACATCTACGATTCCCTGCATAGCAGACTGCACGTTCTTTCTCATTGCTTCTAAACGATTTACAAAACCGATACCGGTATAATATGCAATCTTATCCATTACTCTTGACGGTGAATGAACTTTCAGTTTTTTCTTTGCCGTCTTTGGAACTGTAGAAGCAAGCTTATTTGATGCTTTTTTCACCTTCTTTGTGTTCTTCTTATTAGAGACTCCTTTTACTAAGCCTTTTGATGCCTGTGTTCCAATAACATTCATCTTTTTCTGCAAGTCTTTGATTGCTTTTGTTACTGCGTTGACATACTCTGTATCAAGCTTTGTGACATACGGCTGATAGTAAGCATTTGCATTCTTTTTCGCTGTTGCTATGAAGTTTGTATAATCCTTACCATATTGTTTTAACCAAGTGTCTCCTTTTTTGAGAAGTTCATTCGTATACTTAAGTCCCTGTGCTGTATCAAGATTTTGAATATCCTTCATCATGTCATATGGAAGAACCTTCTTTAAGTATTCCATGTTGCTTGCCAATTTACTGATCTGACTCGTTTGGGATTTAAAATTCACTAAAGAAACAAATCCATAATCATCCGAGGTAAAGAGGTCTCCATAGTCAGACATCTTTGAGAGAAAATTAGAACGGTCACTTACTATTGCATCGTATTTCTCCTGATATTTCTTTCCTAAGGCTGCGAGAGTCTTATCTACCGCCTTAATCGCTGCATTACCTTGTGCTTTTATCTTTTTTGTAATAGTCTCTTTTAAGTTCTTCCCTGCATTTGTATATGCCTTTTTTAACTTCGCATTTTTCTTATACTTTTTCTGATAAGATTTCGTTACCGCATCTACTTTCTTCTTTAAGCTTTTTGTTGTAGAAGAAACTTTTTTATTTACTGCAGTCTTATATTTATCAAGAGCGTTTTTAGCTGTATCCTCATAGTTACGATTTTTCTTCGCTGATAATAAAGTAGTCTTTGATGAGCCAAGAAGTTTTTTTGTTTTCTTCTTTACCCCTTTTAAGCCAGCTTTAATTACGGATGAGGTCTTTTTCTTTAATGTCTTTGCATATATGCTCGTTTTTTTCTTTGTTGAGGCAGCTTTTACAAGTTTTCCACTTGCTTTCTTTACCTTTCCTGTTGTACTGAGCATTCCTTTTGCCAGACCGGTTCCCATGTATTTTCCATCTTTTTTTGTTACACGGGAAGGAGAATGAATCTTTGCTTTTGCCCGGATTGCTTTATCCGCAGCCGCTACCATTCTGGATGCAGCCGCTTCAATCTGTCCAAGGCAGGAACGCATTCCAGAGGCAAATCCCTGACTGATATAAGCTCCTGCTGCATGTGCTCCTGCACGTCCTGAATGAAGTTTTGCATTTACTTTTGATACTGCAGAAGATGCAATAGTTGGAGCTTTATTTAAATCCGATTGCATCCCCTGGGTAAATCCTGTTCCGACTTTTTTTCCAGAACTCTTTGCTTTACTGGCAGTATTCGAGAAGGCATTTGCTAATTTGTTCATCGCTGATTTCGCCTTGCTTCCAATAGCATCCAGCCCTGCACTTGTTACCTTTACTGAGCTTTGCATACCCTTTAAAGACTTGCCTGCACTTTTTGCATTACTGGCAATTGTTTTCATATTAGAGTTCACAAGTTTTAGTGTTCCTGCTAATATAACAGTCCCTCCACTCGCAACAACCATCGCTCCACCAAATATAGTAAGCCCACCTGCTCCAACTGCTGCCGAGGCGGCTATTGCTACAAGGCCAGCCGAGGATGCTATTAATGCCGGAGTCAGCATTAATACCGAAGCTGAAAGTGCCGTAAATCCTGCGGCTGACGCTATAGCACCAGCTCCAAGTGCTGGAAGAGTTCCTGCTAAAACAGTAACCGATGCGGCAGATATAGCAAGGCCAGCTCCTAATAGGGTGGCACCAGCTCCAAGTGCTATTACTCCTGCAGCAGCTACAACTGCTCCTGCCCCAACTACAACCAGACCTGCCCCCAACACTACGCATCCTGCTCCTGCTACTAAAGCTCCTGCCCCAAAGGCTACCATGCTTGCGCCTAAAGCCGCTATGGACACTGCTGCAGATGTACCATATTCTGATAAAGTAGGAAGGGTTGTCGAAATAACTTTAATCGCCGCTGCTGCCAAAAGTGCCCCTGCTCCCACAAGAACAACTGCTGCTCCAAAGGCTATTAATCCTACCGAACTGGCTGTAAGAGCCGGTCCAACTGCTGCCGCACCTGCTGCTAATGCCACAATTGCAACAACCATACCTGCCATACAAGCAATCGCTGGTGTCCCGGCATTTGCAAGTGCTATACTGGATGCGGCCATAATAGCTAGACCTGCGGCAACAAGAACAACCGCTGTTCCCAATGCAAGCAACGCTGTTGCACCTGCTTGTGCTCTTTTCGGAGTTTGTGAAAAGGCTTTCATTGCCGCCATTCCTCCGATAGTAAGAGCCACTAAAGCACCTGTCATTCCAACCATTACTCCTATTGCTGCTCCCCCAGAATTTGCAAGTGCCATACTAGATGCGGCCAGTATCCCAAAACCTGCGGCAATTGTTAATACTCCAACACCAAGCATCATTGTACTTTTTGCCATTGTCAGTATTTTCTTATTGCTTACTTTTGCCGAGTTTCCTGCTGCTGTTTCTCCTGCGGCAACCCCGAATAATTTTGCAGCTAATCCTCCAATACCTTTCCCTACTAAAGATAATATAGCTTTTGAAAAGCTACTTACTCCGGGAGCAAGTGTCTTTACAACCTTAAATGCTTTGTAACCTATAAGTACCTTAGGAAGTACCGTAATCAGTTTTGCAGTAGAATCTGAATTTTTTTCACAAAATCCAGCAAACTTAGAAACACCAGATGCAACTCCATCTACTACACTTTTAAAATTCGATACCGATTCAGTAGAGCCAAAAGAACCATTTAATTTTTCTAAGCTTTCTCCTATTGCGCTTACTGCTGAACCAACTGCACTTCTTGCTTCTTTTGTGTCTGAGCTTAAAACTTTCCAGTACTTTCCTGCATTTTTTCCAATGCTTCCAATTTTCTTTGCCACACCATCTCCATCCATCTTATCGAGTGAATCTGTAATTGCACTAACCGCTTTAATTCCTACGGACGAAACACTATCAAAAGCTGGTTGCAGCTTATTACTGACCGTTTCTATCAGACCGTCCACTGCTTGGTCAACCGTTTTATATTCTGTTGCCATCTTCGTGAACTGTTTATTTGTTCCCGTCTTAGCTACAGCATCAAAGAACTCCTCTGTCTTAATTTTTCCGTCTTGAACATCCTTAATCATCTGTTGCGTAGATTTTCCCATCGTCTTTGCAACTGCCGCTACACCTGCAGGTGTCTGTTCAACCATAAGTTTAAAGTCTTCCCATTGCACTTTAGGTTTAGCCGCCATCTGGGTAGCCTGCTGTGAAAGTGTTTTCATCGCCTGCTTGGGGTCTTCGGCAGCAGACGCAAGTCCTCCAAAGCCTTTTACTAGCTTTGTAGTATTCTTTGTTCCTACAGCCGCAAGCTGTGCATATGTAGAAGCCATATCAGATGAATTATAAATGGTCTGTTCGGCAAACTTCTGTAAGTTTTTTTGCACCTTCGTAATCTGCTTTGTAGTTTTACCAGAAATCGTCATATTGCCTTTGAATGTTTTCCATGTCGCACTGGATTCATTCATTCCTGAGACAAGTCCTGACAAGTTACTTGTAACAACCGATACCGCTTTGCCACCTGCTGCCGCAAAAGCTCCGAATCCGATTCCTTTTTTCAGTATTGAGCCGAGGGATTCTGTAGACTTCTGTGCAGCTTTCATCCCTGCAGTAAATCCTGCATCTCTTGCGCTAAGTATCGCTTCTACACTGTATGATTCTGACATTGGTCTATCCCTCCCCTCGTTTTAAAAGTTGCTTTACTCTTGCAAAACGGTCTGTTTTGTTCTCTTCTTTCATGATTTCTCTTAAGTTTGCTTCATGATCATAGAACTTTTTAAAAATAGTAAAAACAGGCTTTCCTGATTTCTTTCTGGCTTTCGCCTTGAAATTCAGAAATGCCTGTAGATGATTTCTATAATCTTTTTCTTCTTGTTTTAATTCTATCGCTTTTCTTAATAGCTTCCATTCGGGAATGGTGAGTCTGTCTACTTCCTCAAAGCTCTTAAATCCTAAGTATTGAAAACATTCAAGAGCTATCTGTTTATATAGTTCCTCAAAGTCCTTTACTTCTGTTTCTTCTCCGCTTTCTTTTCCTTCGCCGCTTCCAGTTCTGCCGCTTTCTTCTGCTCCTCCATCATCTTCAGTACTTCCGCTGTGATTTTCTTCGTAGCATTCGCTGACTTTAAAAAATCAATTACCTGCTTGAATACATCTTCTATATCTGTGTTCTCATCCTCGATATAAGAATCAATATCTTCTTTTTTCAAGCGAGGCTTCTGATCTTTATTTGCAATATATAAAACATCGCACAAAGTCTCGACATTTCCATCCAGTAACTCGCCAAATGCATACTGCATTCCAATGTTCATTTCCTTGCCCGGAATGTCTTTTACTGGAATTGTTGTCATCTTATTTACTTCTCTTAAGAATCCCATTCCAAATCTAAACTGATATACCTGTCCATTCATTTCTAATTCAAACATTTATTTCCCTCCTAATTAAGCCCCTGCTGCTGGTGTATCCACAAAGGCATATGCCTGTTCCTGCTGGTTTTCTGTAATTGTAACTTCTCCCTTTTCTCCCGCGCCCTCTGCACCAAAGGTTAAGGAAACTTCAACAAATTCATCTGCATTTGCCGTATATTCAAGTTCTGTTAAGTATGCCTGGAAATACCGGCCTTTAAATTTATTTGCTTTGCTTTCTACCGATTCCATTAAATTGACTTCCCAGACTTCGATTTTTCCTCCGTTGTCTAATGCATCTTCCAGATCATCAAGCAGGGTGTCTCCTTTTTTTAAGATACTTGTCGCTGTGATTTCTGTTTCTAATGCTCCCGGCGTTCTGATGGATCCGTCTTTTGTTGCCGTACTGTCAGCATCCCTGCTCTTTGTTCGTCCGTTTTCTGTTGTGAATGCCAATGTTGCACCGGCTGTTGTTGCTTTTTTTGATAAGATTCTGTACAAGTATACAAGCTTCTTGCCCTGTACTGCCTCATTTGCAAAAAGCTGCAAATCCAATCTTTTCATCCATGTACCTCCTAATTAAACTTAAATTCGAGTTCTAATACCCCATGAATGAGGGGCTGTTTTGTTGTTGTGTCTGCTAAAATCCTCTGATCCATATTTTGAAGATTCCAGCCGAAGTTTTTTGTTGATTGTAACTTATAGCAGATATTCTTGATTCCTAATAGGATGCCCGATACTGTCCCCCGCTGTCTTGGACTATTGTGCCAGACATGGATTGTCTGAAAGACATTTCCGAATGCTGTCGTTTTGTTTTTATCGTCCGTCTGATGCGAATCTGCAAGGTAGATAAACGGATACGGTGTTCCTTCTGGCGGAAGGAATGAGTCATAAATACCGATATCTAGATACTTTTCTTTTAATGCTACCAGTAAATAGGAAAACAATTCCTGCTGTGGGTCCATGCTTCTCACCTCATTTCACAAGTTTATCCATATTTTTTTTAAAGAGTTCTTTTTGCTCTTCCCAGCTTGGTCTTACAAATGGTTCTGCCTGCATGAATCTGGTTCCATATTCTACATAAGGAGAATACTCTGTTGTCGGTGCTACCGCAGCCGTCATTCCATCATCCCGTATCTCTGTATTGATACTGTTAGCCGTATCACCAGTCGTATACCCTTTTGTAAATGCTGTCGTTGTCTTCCGCTTCATCTTTTTATTCAGTTCATCTCCATTGACCTGAACCACTCTTCTAACATCATTTAAATTACAGTTTGCTTTCAGCTTTGCCTGAAGTTCATCCAGCCCTATCATTTTGATTCCTGACATCAAGCCACCTCCGACACAATAAACGTCTGCTTTGTCCGAAGTTTTCTTGTGTAATCAACCCGATAGATCTTTTCACCAATACGGATGTGATCAAATTTTTCTTTATAATGATTCTGAATGTGTAGCGTAAGACTTCCCTGCTTTATGCTGCCATAGACTAATTTAAGCATCTCTGCTTTCGTATCCATGACAGAAGCATACCGCAGCTCTTCCTTTACCTTATCTTCCTCATAATTTCCCGTTTCGGTATCATATGCCCCAGGAGAACTTTTCTGAAAAAAAATTTGTGTATCATATCTCATAAGAATCTCAACTTACCTTTCTTTCCCTTTTCCTGCGTAGCGAGATAGGTGTTGATATCATCCATGTAGCCTGAAAAATCATTATCAGACCATGAGAGGCTTTCTCCTTCTACGCTGTGAGAAGATAGCCCCTCTGAGCCAAGCCTGTTGTATCGGATAATCGAAACATCTAACACAATGTAATCCATCTCATCCGGAGGGTCTAAACCTCCAAGAAGGAATTTCAGTCTCTTCTTTGTCCCATCAAGAATTAATGTCAGTTTCCGATCGGGAGTGTTGTCTTCTTCCGGAAGGCCTAACATCTCTTTTAAATCGCTTAATAAAACAATGTCTGTCACTTATCATCACTCTCCTGGATTGCCTCAATCAGAGGCTCGCCCTGTGCGTTTTCGGAGCTTAATAGTTCTTTAATCCTTTTTTCATTCGCCTTTTTCCCCTGCCGGGGGAAAATATCCCCGACAGAGTAGTTGTGATAGATTTTTCCTTCTTTCACTGTTTTGAAATCTGTTAAATCCGAAAAAGCTTTAATTACCTTATACATTCACGCACCTCGCTATTTTGCTACAACATCCACTGAGGCAACCGCTTTGAAATTTCTGTCACACTCTACGATTGTAATATGATTTCCTGTAGTAACAGTAATCTCCGACTTTCCATCCCACTTAGTCCAGTTCTTAACATCCATGCCATAAGTTACCGGGGTGGCAGCAGAATTTACTTTTACTTTGTATGAGTTTCCAATTCCAAGAAGCGTACTATCAAGAGTTACCGCATTGGTTCCCTCGCTTTCACCTTTTGCAGTATTCGCCGTCAAACTGCCCAAAGTCTGTGTATCGGCCCCGCCAACAGAGATGTAAGCAATTCCATCCAGGTATTCGCAAAAAAGTCTCAATCCCATAATCGCAAACATATCGGAAATTGCTCTTTCATAATTGCCCTGAATATGAAATCCGACAAACCCTGTTTCTGAATCCGTCGTATAGGAAAGCCCTGCTTTTATAAATTCAGAATCCGCCGGGTCGACATAGTATGCAATCAAGTTATTGAGTGGTGTTGCAATCACGACATTTTCTGGAATTTCAGAACTGATGAAAACAACATCCGCTCCAAGAAATCCTTTTACATACTCCATACCGAAAGCAGTCTGTAATGTAATGTCGGCTGCACCCACATACTTATAAACATCCAGAGTATTCACCCATACTGCAATTCCAGTAGCAGTTCTCTTCATCTTTTTGAACTTGTCTTTCACCTTTCCGATAGCCATAGCTACAGCCATCTGCCAGGTAGGCTCATGACCGGAAAGAGAGCCTTTTTTGAGCTGGGCATAAAACTTATCTGTTACGAGGCTGATCAGGTCAGATTTAAACTCATCATCCGTCATCTGTACCGCTGCTTCGTATCCATACTCTGCAATTGCTTCAAGTGATACTGCCTTTCTATATTTCTCAATCTTAATTGTATCAAGGATTTCCTCGGAAACTTCATACTGCGATAAAGGAATTTTCTCTCCTTCCCCTACATTTCCAGACTGTAAAACCCCCTTCGCTTTCTTCGTTTTTAAAAGAGAACCGTTTTCCTTGCGAATCATTCTCGTAATCCCCATCACATCCAAAAGGGACTGCAGGTTCTTTCCGAAAGATGTTACAAAATCAATCTCTCTGGCCCTTACCATAATCTGCTCTGTGCCAGTCATATTATCTGGTGCTGCAAAGAGCTGTAAATCTATGTTTTTACGTTTCATGTTTTCCCTCCTATCTAAATAAATCCATATGTTCCGCAATCATCTGCTGACGTTTTCCAGGATCCTTAATCTGCAGGATCTGTTCCTTCGTGATAGTACTTCCACCCGCTCCATTCTTCGGTGTTCTTCCTTTCACTGCCTCTTTCACGCCATCTTCTACTGCTTTTTTATAAAGCTTCACAAAGGCTTCTACCGATGCTTTTGTATCTTCCGCCTCCTCTGACACCAGATGAGAAAGGAGCTCATCCGGGATGCTGATTTCTTCTTCTGAAAGCATCTTTCTTGCCGTCTTTGCCATTTCCGACAATGCGTTTTGCTTTTTCATGTCGTTCAGTTCTCTTTCCAGTTTTCTTGCCCGGTACTCCGCCTTTTCTTCTTTAGTCATTTTAGCAAGCTTTTCTGCCTCCGATACCTTATCATCCGCAAGAGCTTCCCACTTTGCTTTAGCATTTGACATTGCCGCCTGAATTGCTTTCTGGGTTCTGCGGTCAAACTCTGCCCGGTTCTCACCCTGATTTAAGAATTCGTCAAAGCTTACAGGCTTCTCATTGTTATTGTTCTGGTTTCCTTCCGCTCCAGCTCCGCTGCCGTCTCCTGCGCCGTCACCGTCTCCTTCTGCGAACAACTGTAAATCTAATTTATATTTACTCATTTTTCTCCTTTCCGCCCCGCTCCGTGCATAAACCCGAACCGTTGCTCTGGGTAGTTTAATGTCATTTCGGACAATTTAGTTACATAACCTTGACATTGTCTGGAAATTCGTTTGCCAGTGCACAAATGCCAAGAAAAAAAGAATCCACCAGAGTTTTTGCTTTTTCTGATAGATTCTCAAGATCTAATTTTATAACCGCTTCTCCAGGTTCCTGTACGTGAAAGACTTCATCATCTGTCAGATCCTGAATAGATATGATAAGATTCTGCGTGAGCATAGAAACTGCTGCACACACGATATCTCTGCCCTTGATATCCAAGTTAGCATGTCCTTTTACTTTTATTCCGTATTTTCGGACACTTACCTCAATCAAATATGTTCCTCCTTTCTTTCCGGCATTCCCCGCCGGTGGGAGATAATCTGGATCACCTCCTATTTGAATCCTCATCGTTTATCCCTCTTATTGCCGCTTCCATAAATGTCACTACTATATTTTTACTTAAATTCCATACAGAATAAACGTAAGCCATAGTTAATTCTAAATGAAATATATCCAGTTCCTTAATAAAGATTGGTAATGCAATCCATGCACTCCTGCAGAAAATTGTCATAAAGCAAAAATAAAACATGATTTTTATGCAGTCTCTGATTCTGAGTTTAGCAATTATATTTTTCTTCATTATTTTTCCTTTCTTGCGCCGGCGCAATTACAGTTTAAAACACATGTTCTGAAATTTCTTATAAGCATCAAAGTATAACTCGTGCTTATCTCCGTTATATGTCAGCTCATAATACATTCCATCCAGCACAGTCGTGCTCAGAAGTGCTTTGCTGTTCTGTAATGTCTTACAACTCCATACCACGTACACATCCTGTGCTGTGATCTGTTTTTCATCGGTCTTATCCATGTGTGAATTTGTATATTCAGCTACTTTTTCCTTACAAAGCCTTAAAAATTCTTCGTTTCCCATCCCTTGCCTCCTACGCATGTTCAATCCTCGGAATTCCATACTCAACTGCACACTCGTGCTCAATCTTGCATCCTCTTGCTTTCTGCCAGTCTTTTGCAAAATACGCAATATCTGCACTGGATAAAAGCTCTAAAGATTTACCTAAGAACCAAAGGGGCTTTGCCCCTACTGGAGCCGACTGAAAGAAGGAATCAATCACTTCGACAGGCTCCCCAACCTGTTTCTCTGCTTTTTTAATTGCTTTTTCTCTTGTTTCAAGAATCTCCTCATCTGTTTTCCCTCTCATTGGCTGTGAAATAAATAATTTTTTCATGTTCTTAATTTCCTTTCTTAAATATCATAAACAATCTTACAGTTGTTAGTTTTTCCATTTGCTAAACCATATTCAATCACAGTTGGATATCCGTTATCCTCCAACCACTCTTTTACTTTTTCTAAAACGCTGTCTTTATACTGGACTGTGACTCCATCATGTCCATTTTTGCTATATGCTGTTCTGACAATCTCATCTGCAAATAAGTTAAGTTTCCGGATAATTGCCGATACCGCCTTATCGTGTGGATTTCCGTTGGTTGAAAGAATTCCAAGTTCTTTTGCGATGGATGTGCAGTCCCAGAGTTTGCTATCTTCTGTGATTACTGGAGAGTGAACCGGATAACCGTTATCTGTATAAATTCTTACCACTTCTGCAGCAATAAATTTTGCATCTACTCCTGCTTCCTGTAAGAGGCCAGTGATGTTCTTTGCCATCTGGTTTACAGAAGAAAGTTTTTCCTTTTTGTTTTTCTCTTTTTCCGGCATTTCATAGGATCCTGTCTTGCGGATCCGTGGAAGAACATCATCCGCAACCCAATCTGAGAAACGTTCTGCGGCAGGCTGTCGGCTTTTAAAAATCAATTTATAAACACCGCTTTCTGTAAGAAAATTTTCACCTGCATTGTTCAATTTTCGGATGTCGGTATTACCGATATCCGAATTTTTAAGTTTTACAACCTGTTTGTTACTCATTTTTCTAAGATTATCATTAACGTTTTTGATATTTAAAATATAAGCCACATGTCTAGGGTTAAACAACACCTGTCCATTCCATTCAAATATTTCCACACTGTTTCCTTCAAAATTCATCAAATTATTCATCGCAAAATCCTCCTTTTTTTCAAAATTACCAACGAAATAAGACACAGCCTTTCGCTGTGCCTTTATGGTTCTTTCCGGGAGGTCAGGAGCATACCCTGACAGGAGTTCTCCCGTTATTCAATTAATTTCATATATATCCTTTCTTAAAAATGGGTATAAAAATACCACCAACCACAATGATTGATGGCATTATTTTTGATAATAAGTTTTGATAAAGCTGTCCGCTCTATATTTCGTTGTTATCTGTCCATTATCAAAACTTACAAGTATTGATAATGGAAGTCAGATAAAATCACTCGTTTTTCCATCCTATAGGATATCCTGCATTTTCCCATTCCTCAAATGTCACTTGTTCTGGAATAAGTCCAAACATCTTCATTACTTTTAAATCACTTTCTTTTGACTTTCGAATTTCTTCTTCACTTGTTTTTTGTAGCATCCTCTCTTTTGCTTCCTGGGTCAGACTTGCTTTTTCCTTTTCCGTAGGATGTACATCATCGTATCTAGTTCGAAGTAAAAAACATTCGTGCTGAGATAATTCTCCTTTTCTTCTTTCCTGCTCATCTCGCGGCAGCCATATCCATTCTCTTGCTGTTAAGCCCATCGCTATCGCTCCTTTAAAAGTATGAAATATTTTCCGTTGTAATTCACTGTTTTTACAACACAAAATTCTTGTTTTCGTTCATAAAGCACTTCTTTTTCATCTAAGCCAATCGAACTAATATCTCTTCCTTTCTTTGAGGACTGAACATAAATTTGTATGTCTGCATCTTCATTATACCCTCTTTCTTTTGACATGCTCCAATATTGATTTATTGTGACTGTCTCATTTTCAACATACTCTTTCATAAATTTTTCAATTCTCTCATTTTTATCTGAAAAAGCCGTAAAATCAACTGTCCGTATAAGATTTCCTTCATATTGGGGCATCTTTGATAAAGCAGAATCTAACTCTTCTACAAACTTTCGTTCCTGTTCTGGAAGTTCATCTGTATCTTTATGATTTCTTAGTAGCTCATTAATTCTATAAGATGCTGAACTCTTGTATTCAAGAAGTGTTTTCTTTTCTTTCTTCGTTAACTGCATCTTATCAGATTTACCAAGTGTTTTCAAGCGTTCCCATTCTTCCGTGGTTCCACCTTTATCAAGCCAATCTAGCCATGCATGATAATCTTCCATATCATGAGCTGGACCAGTAGTACAATGACACTGAGGATGCATAGGTGGGGCATTTTCTCCCGGCATCATATCCGATACATTAAATATCTTCCCATCTAATCCTTTGCAGATCTTACATGGATGCGGTCCCGTTGCCATATACTCATACTTTTCATTGCCATTCTTCTCATAAGATTGTTTTGCAACTTCTGTCTGTGCTCTTCGAAGCTCCGTAGTCATTAATCTCTCTGCATTATACTGAGAGACTCCAAATACTTTTCTGAGTCTTCTGGCAAGTTCCCTTGAACCTTTCCCTTGTATTAGAGCTGTACGAAGATGTTTCTCTACCTCAAGTTTTAATAGTTCTTTCTGTCCCCAGATACGTTCCGAAAAGGTTGCATTGTGGAAGGATGCTCCTACGATTGCTTTCACCCTCTTTACTGTGTCTGCATTTGTAATGGTCTTACCAAGAATACCGGCAAGCCGTTCAAATTCTTTCATACTTTCGTCTGTAATGACTTCATTGTAATACTCGCGAAGTTTATCGAAATTCCCGGTAAGTTCTAAAGCAATCTTTGCTTTTAATAATTCCAGACGATTCACCTTCATTGTCATGTTGTAAAGGCGCATATCCTCATTCGCTTCTTTAGAGAAGTCTTTTGATTTAACATATTTCTTTGCTTTGCGGGCATATTCTTCAATATCAAGCTTCGAAGCTCTCTTTTTTGCCTCCGCTATGGAAATTCCTTCTTTTTTTGCATACTTCGCGTAGAAGGCGTCTATTTCTTTCTGGACATCATCCAGCATGTCCTCATAAATTTCTTCTATCTTCGCCTGATATCCTTCTTCTCTCTTTGCCCTTGTCTTTCTTGCTTCTTCTTCTCTTTTCTTCCAGTAAAGCCGACTCTTACTCCTGCTCACCCGCTATCCCTTCTTTCCGGACCGCGGAAACAAAGCTTTCTCCTAATATAGAACCATTCGCCTTTGCCTCGTCCTCTTCTTTCTTTATTCGTTCTTTTTCTATCTTTACATTGTCTACGATTGACAACGTTTCAAGCTGTGTTTCTTTAGAAACAATCCCCTCAAGATTCCCAGCTATTTGTGATTCTTCCAAGATGTTCGCAGGGATATTAGGGCTAAACTTATATCTTAGCTTCACCCAGTCATCTTTTCCGACTTTTTGTGCAGAGACCGGATGACTAAATAGCAGCCGATATCTTTGCTCCATACCTGCTGTAAATTTCCTTTCCTTCGTCTTTGCAAGATTAAGCATAGATAGAAGCTTATACCGCAACGCAATCCCAGAGGATGTCCCAAAATTTTCATCTGAAATGTTTGCCACCATGCTAATCTGAAAAATGAGCCGTTCCAGCCTGTCAATCAAATGCTCCTGCGTAGTGTCCCCATCCGGCTTCTGTAAAAATTCCACAATCATTTTTTCCGTATCTCCATCAAAGTTAATGATACGATCGTCCCGGATATGTTTTACTTCATCTTCATCCAGCAAGGTTCCCAGTACTTTCAGATAAGCATCCGCAAAGTAATCTACATCATTTGCTTTCTCACTAATCGCCTTATTGTAAGCATTGATCATAGAAAGTATTGGCTCGAAAATACCCATTTCCTCTTCGTTCTCTACATACTTTACTGCCGGAACTCCGTCAAAAAAATGTTCCTTTTGATACTCATTAAGAAATTGCAACTTTCCACGAATTTCAAAGTACCTCACTCTTTCACTATCTGACACGCTACCATGCAAAATATTGTCCGAGTCTAAGTACAGCCTCACAAAATATCTTACTCTCTTTAGAACAGAATCATCATAGATCATAAAAGCCTCTGTCGGCTTTAAGTATGTGCTGCTTAATGTCCCCGTCTCGTCAACATAGTACATCTCGTATCCTTTGCCATAGATGCTGCACACTTTAGACAGCTCTGCGTCCTGATCGTCTTGACCGCTATAACGCCCTAAAAACTCTACATACTCCGCTATCTTTTCTTCGTCACAAGACACCTTAATCGGATTTCCGATAAAAAAGCCATTCATCGTATCTACGATATATTTTGCAAAGTTTACTGCAATCCGGTTGTCCGGCTTCCATGCCGGTTTTTTTGGTTGATGAAAAATCTCGTAGTCTGTGCGATATGCATCTTCTAGTATTTTGTATCTCCTGGTACATTCCTCTGTATGCTTTGCAAGAAATTTCCCTAAGGTGGCTTCATCCAGCTCCTTATTTTCTTCCAATCGAAACATCATAATCCCCCTTTTATTTTTCGGTTTAATCTTGCTGGAGCCTTCCGCTCCTGTTCTATCGAGTAACGTAACATCGCCATTGCGTCATCAAAAAATGGAACTGGCTCATCCAGATAAGAATTTGTTTTCTCATCTTTCTTCCACTTCCATTGTTGTATTTCTTTAATTGTATTTACGCAGGTTGGATAAATATGGATTTTATGCTGCTTCAGATAATCAATCTGGGCACTAACGCTGTTTTGTTCTTTCTTTACAGCCTTAGCTCTATATCCTGCTTTCTGCCACATTTTGATACGGTCCGGTTCAGCTGAATCACACCACATTCGAATGTTTCTTTTAAATTCCCCTTCCGCCATCTTTATGATTTCATCTGTATCCCTTTCATAGACATACAATTCTCGACAAAGGTATAAGTCACCGTCTTTAAATCCAACCTCTCCGATACAGTCAGCATGGTTAAAACCGAAATCTTGTGCGTTGACCATGTAATCAAACTGTTCTGGGGAGCGGTCAAATTTTTCAATCACATAGTTCTTTAAAATCAGTCCTGCAACTTCTCCCCAGTTTCCAAGCCCGTAAACCTGATAGCCTTCCGGATCCACTTCTTTTCGTCGCATCATCCTTCGATGATACGCTTCGTCAATGAAGCGATTCCCCAGATAGGTGGATTGGTGCGTCAGCACGTCCGGATCCGAACGATCGAAGAAAACTTTCTTAATCCAGTGATGCGCCGACACCGGATTAAAAGTCATCCGGATTTGGTAAAACTGTCCCTCTGGCAACTCTCCACGGAGTCGGTCATCGATAATCTCAAAGTCCGCTTGCGTAATCTCTGTCGCTTCTTCAATCCAAACATCCGTCAATTTTCCGCGCTTAAACGTAATAGATTTCAACTTTTCCCGTTGCTTATCATCATTCACACCTCGAAAGATGATCTGGTTATGATTGCTCTTGCATTCTATAATCATATTCGAACTGTTGATGTACCAATATTTTTTATACTGTTCACCGAACATACGAAAAATAGCACCCTGCAATTCTGCAAAAGTGCTATCTCTATTTGTTACATCTGATTTTCTGACACACAAAAGGTTCCGCCCAGGGTCATTCATCAGTCGCAGGATGTAATGCTGTGCTGTATCCATGCTTTTTCCAGATCCAGCAGACCCCTTCATGATGATATATCTTTTTTTGCTCTGATCGGCTTCTCTAAAACAAGGATTTGCTCCTACTTTTATATTCATCCAGTATCATCCTCACCATAGTCGATCGTGATGTTAAGATCCATATCCATATCTGTCTCAACTTTATCTGTAAATAAAGCATAGCGTTTGCCCAAAAGCTCCGCTGCTTTTAATCGTTCTTTCTCAGATGGTGCTTTTTCCATTGTTTTCGCCTCGCTACATCCATCGCCAGTACCTTCAATCACAATTTCCTGCGCAGTACTTTCGCCTCGAAGGACAGAAGTCAAATATTTAAGAACCTCGTCTTGATCCGCGATCAATTGCTTTTCTTTCTCAGACATCCGTTCTTTTATATATTTTTGAATGTCATCTTTTGTCATGTTCCTTTCTGCAATTTGCCTTGCACTTCTTTCTGAATATCCTGCTCGAATCGCTGCCTGAGTGGCATTCAAATCTATTAGATATTCATCGCAAAATCGTTTCTGTTTTTCTGTTAATGCCACCCAATCACCTTCTTTCAAGCTTTAATAATATCCCCTCCAGGAATCGAACCTGGGACATTTATGCTCTACCACTGAGCTAAGGGGATAAGAAAAGCACCCCGAAGGGTGCTCCAA